CGAGGTTTCAACACACGCTCTGCAAAATCGTCCAATTGCATAGTCAATTCAGCGGAAGTGAAGTTCACGCCAATATGCTTTTGCGAGGCAACAGACAAAGTGGTGTACTGCTCGTTGTCGTCCTGAACTTGCAGGGCGGCACCGTCAGTGACCAAAGCGCGGTCAGGAAGGCGAATACGCAGAGTAGAGCCAATCTTGGCACCTTCAACAGCGAAGCTGTCGTCGTACTGACGGTTTACGTTACGGGTGATCACCAGGTTGTTCTCTAGAATCTCCAGAGCCTTCCGAGTGATCATGTCAATGGTTAGGATACTATTAGCCATGAAAAAAAGTCCTTAAAAAAAGTTAGCGGTTTTGCGCTTCCCACTTTTTTCGTTGCCGCAGCCGTTCAGCTTCAATCCACTGCGAATCCGTCATAGTCTTGGTAGACCGAGGGTCCGTAGTGTCATAGGCCGGTGATCCAGTGGATCGGGCGGTGACAGGTGAAATCGGCGCTGGCGCTGATGTAGTACGTTTCATTGGGGGATCAGACGCCAATTTGGCCTCAATTTTCCCAATTTCCTTTGCCTGTGCAAATGGCGCTAATCGTGAAATACGTTCCGCGTCTTTGGGGTTGGTTCCGAGATAGTAAGCTAACTCAGGCCCAATGTCCGAAGACCGAATCGTCTCTGCCATCACTTCGGTGACCGGAAGTTTGGGGTTGTACGCAACTTGTTCAAAGTCATCGTACTTGCTCCGCGCTTCTTCTTCCCTGTCGTGATAACTCTCAAGAACTTGCGATTGCTGCTTGGCCGCTTCACGCTGTGCGAGCAATTGTTCGGCCTTTTGATAGGCCAGCGCGTCGGCGTAAGCCTCGGTGCTTTCAAATTGATCGGCAGACTGAACCGGCGGTGCTCTCAAAGTTTGCGTTTCCGCAACTCTTTGCGCTTGTTCCCGTTCCCACTTTCGTTGCTCTCTTGCGAGGCGTTTTCCAATAGCTGCATCAAGTTCCTCTTGCGAGAATGTCTTGGGTGCTTCTGCTTCCGGCGTTATAACTTCGGTTTCAGGTGCAGCCGTTGCAGCCTGTTCCGGCACGGTTTCAACTACCGCTAGGTTTTCTTCTGACATTTTTTCGATTCCATAGAATCCCTGGTGAACGCACCAGTACGTTTTGCTTCAGTTATTCAAAAACAACTGTTGCGGTAACTGTACCCGAAATTACTACATAAATGCCGCTACCGCAATAAAGGCCATCTAACGGAAATACATACGATGTCGCGGCGGCTGGCGTGAACACAGCCAACACCGTTTTGGTGGTGGTGGCCGCTGCCGAGTCATAAACAGTAATAGTAGGCGTAGCCGACGCGCCGCTTACAAAGATACCTTTGAGTTTGCCCGCTGCTGGCTTGATGTTAGCCGTAGCAGATATTGCGGTGTAATTTGCCATGATGTGTCCTTATGCCAAAAAGCGAAGTTTATACAGAGTACGCAAGTAAATCTCAATGATATTGTCAATTAATTGTTGCAACGACATATCTTTTGGGTCCACCACCTCATAGCGGCATTTTTCAATCTCATCCAACTGGTTTTGTAAAAAGTCAATAATATTGGCCGTCTTAGTGGCCGAATGCAACGTAATTGGCCCCATCAACCCGTGACGGCCTTGATAGGCTTCGGCAAAATCGTCTGCTGCTCCAATAATGCGCTCATAGAAGATATTGAGCGCAACGTGCTTGGAATAGCTGCGCGTGTTCAAGTGGACGCTGTGCGCCACATCACGGGCTAAAAATAGCATTCCGACAAAATCAGCGGCTTTGTACATCATTGTGGAATTCCCATTGGGGGTTGTTGTTGCTCCATGCCCTCTTGAGGCATTTCGGGGCCGGTGTCCATATCACGGCCAGGCATTTCGTTAACCAAGTCACCCGAAGTAATCATGCCGTGGACGGTGCCCATCACAATGTCTTGGATTTGCTCTGGCGACATACCGGCTTGCACCGCAGAGATGCGTTGCGTTTCAGCTTGGTACGCCTTGACCGTAGCCTCAAAGTCCTTGCGGTGCATATCTTGCATCTCAATAGACTTGCCAGCGTTAACAATCATCTGGTGCATTTGCTCCATCTCTTGACCCATTGCCTGTATCTGCTGCTCGGCTGCTTGCAACTCTGGCGGCTTGTCGCCGTTTTCCATAAGTTTGGGGTCAATGGTCTTGGCAAAACGCTTGGCCATCTCTTGGGCACCAGGCCAATCCATGTTCTTCACAAACAGGTCACCGGCAACAGACCACAGTTGCGGGTTGCCCTGCAATAGTTGGCCCATCGCGTCTAGCGCTTCTTGGCGCTTGGTTGCGTAGCCTGGGCCGGTGGTTGCCACCACGTCGTACTTACCTACGCCGGGGTTGTAAATCTTGTCGATCACAATTCCATTCTGGTCCATGATCTTCTTGACCGGCTCAGCTTGCATAGGATCAATCTTGACCATGCTGGTTTCGCCGTCCTCGCCAATAATACGGGCCACGCGCTGGGTGTCGTAGATTTTGGGAATCAAGTCAATCAATTGACGGGTCAGATACCGCACGCCACGGGCTAAGTTGTCACCATAGTGGTACGTTCCGACATCGCCCTCGCGCTGACGCGCAAGAATCGCTTTTCCTGAGCGTTCATTGGATGTCATGCCCAAAGAAGCGTTATATTGCCCAGTGGACGATTTAATGTCCTCGGCAGCGCCCGATTTGGCCTGTAGCAGCCCGCTGGAGGCCATTGGCGGCTGCGCCCGCTGTGGTAGTGGCAGCGTAGCGCCCGCGCCGTCTGTAACGTCTGGATTAACCTCCAAATACGGCCAGTTAGTCGTGTTAGCGGTCTTCCATTGGTTTTCATACCCCTCAAACTGACCGCCGTAGCCAATAAACGGTGCTTTGGGTGCCAAGGCCAGCATTTCAGCCTCTTGGGATACCCAGTAGTTGTACATCCGTTGCGCGTCTTTGGCGTTTCTAACCAAACCGGACACATACAAGCGGCCATCAACTTCAAATTCATTGCCAACAATGCGGACAATCGGAATATATTGCCCCGCCCAATCGCGTTCTTCCAAGATTTCGTAGCCGTTTATCTTGCAATACTTAATCTTGGCGCGGTCAGACTGCCTAGATTTCTTGGGTTTGCCGTAAATAGCGCGTAATTGCTTGTCTTCGGGCGTTCCATCAAACGCCGTAGCGTTGCCAGGGTACAAATTAAGCGTGCCGGTGTCGTAATCAACGTAGTAGTAGTCCGCAATGCGAATAGTGTCCTCATTGAGCCACTGCGACAGGTTTTGGTCGCCTACACCAAGTGTTTGCAGCGTAGTAATGGGCGCAGAATCAGGGTATTTGCGCTCATACTCGGCTTTAGGGATGTCCTCGGTCACAAAACACCACTTGGCGTCTTGGCCGCAAGGGTCTTGGATGGTTGGGTCCATGTAAACCGAGAACGAATTGCGGACCCGACCAATCTTGATGTCTTGGTCAAAGGTATTGTCGTCGCAATACTCGGTCAGGAGCCGGATGTACCCTTCTCCGTAGGAGACTTGGTTTTCGCAGGCGGTGTCGTAAGCGACATCTGCGTCCGAGATGTATTCAATATGCCTAACCATGCCGTTGAAGACTTCGGCAACGTCAATGTCGGCCTTGTCGTCGGCTGGAATAACTTTGCCTGTTGGGCGATTTTGTCGTTGGTCATTGGTCACTTGCCGGACGTGTTGCGGCAGTTTGTTAATCGTTAAACACGGGCGCGCATTAATTGTCTGACCCTGTACCGCGCCACGGGTTGCCAACACATCAGCAGGCCACTGCCAATGGTTGTCGGGTGACCCAGCATAGAACTTCAGGTCGTCAATCTCATCCTCGCGGGACTCAGACAGCGCCGAAATCGCCATGTCCAAGCGGCTGCGCGCTGTTGCAAGTACGCCGGAGTTGCTGCCACCAACATTGGCGACATTACCTACAGCTACCATGCCGGTGTAATCTGCCATACTATTTCTTTTTCATTGGGGCTGGTTTAGCTTCGCGCTTAACCGAATAAGCAATCGCCACAGCCTGCTTAACCGGCTTACCGGCAGCCACTTCAGCCTTCACGTTAGCGCGAAAGGCTTTGGGGGAAGATGATTTAACAAGTGGCATAGCTATTTCCTTACACCTATTAGTTTAGTGTCTTGCTCCATTACACCATGCATCCGCTTCTCAGCAGCTAACGCTTCTTCAACTGATGGATATTTAGGAAAGTCAATTCCAGATTTAATGGCAAAGCGCATGGCATCAGGCACCGATCTTACCGAACCAGCCCAATACGTTGGCAAAATCATAGCCCCGTCGTTTGTGTCAACAACAGAACCCATAAACGTAGTCACAGAACCATCTTTGTTAGCTTTACCCGTACCACCAATTAAATTGGTGCGATGATAATTTAACGCCGCTTGCTCTTGCGGCGAAAATTGATCAATGTTAGGTAACTGTACGCCTGGCATTATTTTTTCTTAGCCGTCTTGGCAGAATCTTTAAAATCTTTGGCCGAAGGCGCTGCCTTGCTACCAACTTTGTTCATCTTCTCGCCAGAGCCAGCTTTGACGCGTTCTTGCTTGGCGTGAATGTTTGCGTATAGTCCTGGCTTCATATTAAGACCCCATCCATGATGTGTGCATTGCGCCGTCTTGCGCGTTATAGCGGCGGGTTGGTTCAGTATACTCGCGGTGAGCCACGGGAAAAGCAAACGTCACGCATATAGCGTCCGCTGCGTCTGGTGATGCAAGTCCCCGCGCTTTCATTTCTTTCTTGCTCTCCAAGAAGATTGTTCCACGTGAATCAGGCTTCATCTTAGGCGAAATTAAATCCGTCTTCAAG